CTAGCATCAGTTCCGTTAGGTCTATGTGATTCTTTCATGGTAAATCCAGAGAGATAAGTGAAATCAAAAGATCTTGTAAATTGAGATATCGATGAGAATTTCTGAACTCTTGACATATTACCATTTCCTGAATAATAAAGAACTGGTCTAGCACATGTTGCTTTATAGGTTCCTGATGTAGTCGTAGAAGCAACTTTAGTGATCTTAGCTAATCTGCTTTGTTGATTGCCTGTTTCAGGTACGCAGATGTCAAGGTCAGTACATACTACCAAATCTCCAACCGACATAGGTACGTTTCCGTTTGCATCTTCTGTTATGTAGAATGATGTTGTGTCTATTCTAGTACAATCTACGAATTCATTAATCGATCCCTCTTGAGAAATTATATCGAATTTTTGCGATGATACCGCAGTACCGATATTATCAGAAGCATATGTTGCAGCGAATAATGCTATGTTATTTATAGTATTACCAGCTAAAGAAACGTTTGTGTGGGATCTTGTGTTAACGTAGTTGAATTGATCCCTATCTACTGTGTTTTCGAAAGTAAGGTAATTTACGCTTGTTCCCGCAGAGTTTAGCCAAATAATATCTCCGTCCATTATTTCGGTATATTTAACATTCTGGAATAATGTTGATGCGTTATAAGCTTGGAGAACTCTTGAGGTTCCAGTTGTAGCATTCGGACCGGTTACCCCATTAGGCGTAGGTACGTTGCTAACTAAATCTAGATAATCTGAATTACCGAATTGATAAGCGCTAGTGTAAAAAGGTTTAGCACTTCCTGAAGCTCCTGTATTATATGAGGTTACACTATAAACAGGAGATACCGTTATACCTTGAGATCTATAGTAAGATGTATCTAATGGATGGCTAAAGAATATTCTAAGCTCGTTATTAACGTCTTTAGTTCCAGTAACTTTAAGTTTAACCAAATCATGTAAAGAGAATTGGTTGATTAATGCTCCAGTTGCACCGGAGATACCTTCAACTATACCCATTATGTATTTCTGGTCATCCGAAGAGTTAACAGTTAAGAAAGATTTTAGCTCATTCTTCTGTGTTGCATTTAATAAATAACCCGCAGTTCCACCTGTTCCTGATGTTTGGAGATAATGTAATCCCGCGTCATAAGCAGAAGAATCGTAAGGAGCAAAAGCTTGGTAAACAACTCCTGCTGTTGTACCTGCGTTGATTGCGAATAAAGTACCTGCTTTCATACCGGATGTGTATCCAGTAGCTCCTGTAGGACCCGCAAATCCACCAGCTCCAGTAACACCTATTACATTTTGTGTGTAAAGGTAATCTGCAACTAATGCCTGGTCATAACTTAGGAAGTTAATTGTAGGATTAGCTAAATCCCTGTCTCCCGATAATTCATCAATCAGGTGATTACCTACTAAATCTATTGTGTATGGATTAGTACAAATATTATCAAATGCTTCTTCGTCAATAGCACAGAATAAACCTGTTGCTGGCGAATTAGAATTTACTAAGGTTTGTATGTATTGATTAACACCATTAAGATCCACGAAGTCTGGAATTATACATCCTGTTACTGAGGTAACTATATTAACATCCTGTTGGCTAAGGAATGAATCAATTTGGCTTTTTATGAATCCGTTATTAGTAAAGTAGCTAGACCATTTTGGATCTAAAGCTAAAGCTGCATAATTTGTCCAATCCCCGGATACTGCTATTACATCAATGAAATAATCCGAAATATAGTCGTAAGGGTGCATGAAAGTAGGAACGTTATTAGCTCCATACCAATCTAGTGCAAAAATATCAAAACCTTTTAAAGGTTTTGAAGAGTCAGTAGACTTTCTAGTAATCACACTGATAGGGGTTTTACCCAAGTTAGTTAAAGCAAATAGCTTTCCTGTGTCAGGTGTACTTAATGTAGCTAAGAAATATTTTGTATCTGCGTACCAGAATCTTTCTTTATTATAGTAAGATGAATATAACTCAGAAGTTACCACTCCGTTATATTGCTCGGTATCAAGAGAGTATGCTCTATATGTAACCTCATCTGCACTTCCAGTATCTGTGTCATTATTAAGCTTCAATAAATTTAAACCGAAAACCGGTCCAGTATTTAAACAGGTTAATATCGATCGGTGGAAGAAAGACCCCTTATTTTCTAAGGATCTATCAATGTCTCCAAACACAGAGATCATAGTAGTAGGATCAGGAATGTATACAGGAGTATTGAAAGGTCCCTTATTAGAGAAACCCACAACCAATCTAATCGTTTGAGATGTTAGGATAACGCTTTGTGACGCGTCGAATTCAAGAGTATAAACCCCTGAGGCTTTAAACTGTGAATAGTCTATTTTAACCTTATTTGCCATTATTTTTTAAGATATTTTTTGCTTCTTTACTATATATCGAAATAGAAAGTAGAATATTAGATCAATTGAATCTTCAGAGCAATTTATTGAAATCACCATAGCTTCTTCCATCTTTAGTCAAAGGACCTTTGTTTCCGTATCCGTATTCATCATTTTCTGTTGCAATCCCAGCTTCGAGCTTTGCTGTTATTAGTTGTTTGTATTCATTGTCAAGTTCATCAAAGACATCACCGACCATTTGGTTGAAATCATATCCATCAAAAAGACCCGGTAGATTCACTAAAGTCATTGCTACGTCATCATGCCCGGTCTGGCTAGAATATGTTCCCCTGTTATTAAGTCCAAATGTAAATAGTTCAGGGATTGTCCATTTCTTATCATTTACTAAGATTTTTCCCTCCCTTATTAAACTTCTAAGAAGTTCACAGTACTTCATCTTGTTTTTTTCATTGTATTTAATACCTGGTTTTAGAATCCGAGCAGACTCTGAGTGTTTTGTAAATAAAAACATCTCATCATAATAATCATCATCAGTCATTAGTTTTTCATAAAGCAATTCACCCTTAAAATTCATCTCAATAGCTAATTTAGTTCTATCTATGCTTACAACTTTTACTAATCCTCTTAATAGCTTAACCAGCTCCTCTAATTTTATCTCATTATCTCTAAAAACCCCAACCTGTACAAGTCCGAAGAAATCCGACTCATCTTCAAATTCCTCTATTGCTTCTATTACTTTTTTAGGTAAGGGGGTAACCTTGAATATATTAACAACAGTAAAATCACCCTTTATACCTGCGCTTATATCAACAGAAAAGACGAACTTCTTACCTGGGGAGTTAGCATTATCTAGATTAAATTTAGGATGCCATAGGAGTTTTTCGTAATTAAGACTTTCCTCGTAATGTAAGCAATCTATCTCTCTCCATTCATATTCAACTTCATTAGACTTAATTTTTTTAAGCTCATTGGAGCCTAAAAGTAAAGATGAAGAGCTTAAGAATTGGTTACCGTATTCCTGATTGAAGAGTTCCTCGCTTCCAAGGTTACCTATTTCCAGTTGTTTCCATGCTTCGTCTCTTCCTGGAACTTGCCACCAATCAACCCTTATTGGATTAAAACTATTCTCTCCAGTGAGAGCACCCTGGTAAATCTCATAGAATTTATTCATTCCATTCGGAGTGGATGTTATGATTATTCTAGATACCTTTGATGATGATACAGTAGGATACGTAGATCTAAAGAATGCTTCAATAAAGTTAGTATTAATATGAGCAAACTCATCCATATAAAGGAAGTGTATAGTAAAACCGATACCTGATGTTTTAGTTGTAGTTTTAGCTAGAATTCTACATCCGTTATCAAATCTCATTGACATCACGTTATTAACTATCATTCCTGGTTTAAGAAAGAACGGAAGGCCTTTTATAATCGCCTTGATCTTATCCATTAACTCCTCTGCAGTATCGCCAACATTGGCTAGAATCATCGCATTTTTATCATGATTGAATAAGAGATACCAAACAAGTATAATAGATGAAGTTATCGAGTTATGCGACAATATATTATTCGTATAATATCTATGGTCTGGGTGATCTATGGATAAATCCACCATAGAAACAGGGATACCAGTATTTTCTATATACTTAACTCTAGAAGGACCCGTTCTTGTCATTAATAAATCTCCAGGATTTAATTCTTTTACCAAAATCTCATTGTTGTTCTCATCAAATAGAATATGTATATCGGCACAATCTAAATGATCCCCATTTTCAAGTTCGATAAACCAAACATCATAAGGCTGGGTTTCTAAATACTTGAACGCCTTAACGTAACCGCTATCTGATAAAACCTTAGTGCTTATATCATACTCAGCTATTATCTTTTTATCCGGATCATCTTGGTCAAGATCCAAATGTGAAAACTCATAGGTCTCTATTAAACTTATGAGTTTAAGTATGGTTTTTTTGAGTAATCTTTTTATTTTGGACTTATGTTTTTCCATATATGAAATCTATACATTTTTTTATTTCCCCTCTAGAATCTTTTCTGTAATCTGATTCCCATATAGTTAAAACTTCGTAACCGTGATTATTTGCAGCATCTATTTTGGATTTATCATATTCCCATATATCATTAGCAGAAATCATTTTTACCCTATTTATATATTCGGCTTCATATAACTGAGGATTGCAGTGCCAATAATCACCGTTAAATTCTATTATTTTTTTAATAGTATTAAATGTTAAATCATATTTATATGCATTTCCATTCTTAGTTTTTATGAACTTTTCTTTTTTACCATATAGTATACAATTATCAATTTTTAATAATCTTGTAATATCAATTAAGGTCAGTATTAATTCATCAGCAATCATAGATCTGCCTCCTCCTATATGTGTATTTTCGTTAAATACTTTAGATTTCCACAGTTTCTGCCTATCTAACCATATTTTTTTACCCTCAATTTCTCCATGGTTTTCTATACATATATCAAGTGAAAAAGTTTTTTGTTTCTTTGAAACTGTTAAAATTGCATCCTCCTCGGTCATGCCTTTATTCATCCAGTATTCTTTTTTTACCCACGACACAACCTTAGTTTCCATTAATTTTTCAGCCGCTAATTTCTTGGCAGATTCAATTGATATATTTGGATCCTTCTTTAGGTAAAAATCTGGGCTAAATGGGGAAACAGATCTTCTTTTCTCGTCAGTGGTCTTTGATTTGTGCATTGGATTATTCTCGCCAGAATATAAATTACTTAATCTAGCCCGATGTTTGGGTTCTCTCATTCTAGCACCTGCATTTTTTGAACCGGCAGTTATTGAAGATGTTAACTTCTCTGACATGGTCAAAAACCCAGGGAATAAAAGTTTATATGATTCTGCATTGTGCTCAGGATGATATTTTTTTAGGTGCTGCCCAGTTACAGAACCAACGGGGGATCCGCATATCTGACAGATCACGTAATCAACATTTATTATTCCTGACTCTAATAACTCATTTTCTTTTTTCTTCCTGTCATGTTCAATTCTACAATTTTTGCTACAGAAATGAGATATATTGGCTCTTGTTAGATATTTTATATCGCAATATTTACAGACTTTTTCTACTTCCACCCTTTGTTTCATAATAATATTTATATATTATATATCGCCAAGTCAAAAAAGTTACAATAAATTATATAAATAATATAATAAACTTTTACATTTTTCTAATATTGTTATATTATTTGATGGTTTTAGCTTATTTATTGCTATATTATTGCCATTTGTGTCAATTATCTGGCTATTATTTAAAAGACATTTACCAACCTGTCTAGGGGCTAGGAATATATTAAATCTATTTGCCTGATATTCTCTAAGTACAGAACTTTGATAATCCCTAAGCTTGATATAATTTAAACCCTCATCTGTCATTACCTGGCAGTATTTAGAGAAATATGTAACATCTTCCGCACATTTTCTCATCTCGAGAATCTCTTCGTTAGTATACTCCCAAAGTATATTTGGTTTTTTTAGATCAGGATTTCCGTCATGAAATGGGTTATCCACTTCTTTGTAATCTAATCCCTCTTCATCGATTTTTCTAAGAAGTTCATTTACTCTT